TGTATAACATAATTTTTAAGTATTGCTCCACCAGTTTCTCCCCATTCTCCAAGACCATAGACTTTGTACCCTTCTGGGTCTTGCTCTTTTCTCATTTGCATTCTTCTGTAGTAAGCCTCATCTATGAATCTATTTTGTAGATAAGTACTATGATGAGTAAATATATCATCATTTTTATAGTCAAAATACTTTCTTTTTATCCAATGAGTAGCTGAGACTGGATTAAATGTAAATGTCATTTGATAGTATAGGTTAGGATTAGTTAAAATACCTCTTAAACGGTCATCTAGTATGTCTATGTCACTTTCCATAAGTTCTGTAGCTTCTTCACACCAAACCCATGTTAATTTTCCTTTCGAGAAGTTAATTGATTTTAATTTTTCTCTTTGTTTTGCATCATTAACTCCTCTGAAAATTATAGAGTTACCAGTAACTTTACTCTTAATTTCTAAAGGATTTAAAGTAGTTTTCCAATACTTATCAGCTTGTTTACCATAAATACGATTTATAGCTCCTGTAAGCTCTGCATACGTTGAATACTTATGTGTAGCTTCTGACTTTCTAACTACTAATAGATTAGCTCCTTGATACTTCTTATCTCCTAACTTTAGTATATAGTCTTGTGCTACATTAACAGATTTTCCACTCCCTGCTGAACCTTTCATTGCTCTGTATCTTTTTTTAGTAAAATTAGCTTCCTTGAAATCTGGATTAAAATTTACTCTAACTATCATTTCTATCACCATAATCTACACTTATTTTCAACTCATCATCTCCAATATCATCTTTACTTAGGTTATCAACTTCACATTTCAACTTCTCAACTCTTGTTTTCTGCTCCTCTGTAGCCAAATTCCAATCCTTATGAATCATTTCATCATACTGTTTAATTAAACTTCTAAGTTCACTCATAGCTCTACTCTGTGCATTAAGAAAAGATGCTTGCCTATCCCATGCAAATTGAAATTCATACTCTATCTTCTCTCCATTTTCTGTACTTTCATGTTTCTTTAATTCTTTAATCATTTCTTCCTTGTCTTTAACATACATTATCTTTTGTGCTCTTATTATTGCTGCGTATTGGATTGTTATCTGTTCCCAAAGAATATCAAATTTATCTTTATCCTTTATCTCATTAATTAATTCCCTAGTTTCTTCGGGTAGATATTTTGAGAAGAAACCAAACTTTTCAGCGTTCTTATTCTCTTTTGGAGCACCATGACCAACTATTTTTATTACCAAAGGGTGCACCTCTTTTATTTTTAGGTGCACCCTTCTTTTTTTCATTAGCCCAATTGTATCTTTTTATCCATGACTTTAAAGTGTTTAAACTAATGTCATACTTTGCTGATATTTCCTTTTGTTTCATTCCTTTTAGGTAATCTTGTTTTACCTTTTCTTTGACATCTTGCACATCACCACCTCTTTATTTGTTTGTTTTGGGAATAAAAAAAGAACCTCATAATTGAGATTCTTTTTTTGTTTACTCTACTTTAAGATTCAATTCAAATTCAGTCCCACATTCTAAACATTTAACTTTACCATCTTCTAGTATTTCAAATTCAGATATTTTTTCGCATATTTTACATTTTTCTTTGAACTTATTTCCAACATTTTGTGATGTAAATATAGTAGGGTTATTTTCAACTTCTTTTTTTAAATCATCAATAACACTGTCAAAATTCAAATTACCACTTATCTCAAATCCCACATAATCACCTCCTTATAGTATAGTAAATTCTATGTTATTATACAATATCCTTCAACAATCGTTCGACAATAGCAGAATTCACCACAATTTTATGCTAATATTCTATTGAAAGGAGGTGTTCTTATGAGTAAAAATATTGACATTAGAAATTTAAAGCAATTTCAAAAGAAAATTGAAAGAATGGAACAAAATTTAAAACCTGACTTTGATAAGATTCGCACAATAATTCTTAGCAAGAAATTTATGAACCAACACACTAATTTTGATTCTTTTGATGAACTACTTGCATTTGGTAATTACATAGTCAATTCAGAAGAAGACTTTTTAGCTATTCCTGATAATGAATTTGATTTATTTATAGTTAAAAATACTGATTTCCCAGATTGGCAAACCATGCTTGATTCAGCATATTCAAAATATTTAGAGTCTTGCCTTAGATAAAACATCTAGACAACTTTCAAAATGTTTATCTAATTCTTTTATGATTTCCCTAGATTCCTTTATAAACTCAGCCATATAACACACACCACTTGCAGGTATCTTGAATTCAGAATCTAGGGAATTTTTTCTTTCTGATACTACATCTTGTGTGTTTTTATTAATCTCCATAATTTCATTCTCCTTTTAATTTATTGTATAAAAAAAGACCATCTATCAAGATAGTCATTTTAGATTTTATGTACTTTTATTTTTTTAGATATTTCAACATTTGAACTAAATAGTCCCCATCTAACGAACTGTTTCGTCTTTATCAAGGCTTCTTTTTCCAAAGTCTACAAATCCATTATCCTTATAAAATTCAATTAATTTAGGTTTATCTTCACATTCAAGGTACACTATTTTCCCACCCATATCTAACTGTACTGCTTTTATCTTGTCACATGCAATTTTTAGAAGTTCATCACCCTTGATTAATTTATTATAATTATTTGAATAATTCTTTCCTATTTGCCCTATCAAAGGTGCTCCAATAATATATCTTCTTAGTTCTTCATTGTATTGTCCAAACTTCACTATTTTCCTAGCTAAAGAGTTTGATAATGTTTTTCTTTTTATTGTAAAATACTTATTAGCTAGAGTGAAATATCCAACTATAACAGGCTTGCCTTTATAAGAAGTTAGCACTAAATGTGTACTAGCCAAACCTTGTTTAGAAAATTCAATAGCTTTGTTTTTTAAAAATTCTTCTACATCTTTATTAAGGGGACAAGAAAAACTGGAGAGAATTTTTTTAACTTCTTCTTCCTCCAGCTCTCCTAGCATATTACTTAAGTTTACAATTAAATAGCCACTCATTAAAATCTCCCGAATATATCCTTTATTTTATCTTTTGGTACTTCTGAACATTTTTTACTTAATACAACTTCTTTTTCTTGTTTATTTTTAGCATTTTCTAGAGCTGATACTAGATTTCTTCCAAATGCCTTTTTTCTTACATCTACATTTTTTAAAATACTTTTTGTAGCCATAAGTACCACCTTCCACTTCACTATTATAATTTAATTATACTGACGTTACGTTAAATATGCAATACATTTCGAGGAATTATCAGTTGGCATTTTGTACATGATTTTATTATTATTATTCACAATATGTACATTTTATATAATAAAATTACTGTTATTTATAATTAATTTAAATAACTTACACTATAAAAAATTATGTCATATATCTTATGTATATTAATTCAAATGCTTGCTAAGTATTTAATTTTAAGTATGCACATTATAATATACCTAAACAAATAGTATTATGACAATAAAAATTTCTTTTTTCTTTTTAAAAAGTAAAATGCTAAGTTTGGAGTAAACTTAGCATTTTTAGTAGGGAGATACATATATTATGTCGCAAGTTCTAAGAATTGAACTTAGATTAAGCACCTGCACCTGCATGGTGAGTGAGGTTACCAAGCCCCACTCGGTTTTTAGACTCTGAATTAAGATACAAAATTGTATGAGATTTTAATCTCAATTCAACATATCTACATATAGTGTATCAATAGATTTTGAACATAGTTAGAATTGAACTAACAGCGTCCTCACGCCCTGCCTAGTCTGTTCATATTGCTAGATTAGCCCTTTAAACTAACCTAGCAATTATTTAGTTTTGAGAGGGAAATCTTTATTTCCACGATATTATTATCTCATGTTTTTGCCAATAAAAAGTCTCACGATAGTCTCAAAATAGTCTCAAAATAGTCTCATTTTTAAGCTTTCCATGAAAAAATGGGCAATTCAAACTCCTTTATTTTGGGATATAACATATCCATGATTTTACAAACTATTCTTTTTCTTATTCTGAAGCAATGACTTCTATCTATGTGCATAGCATTAGACATATAATCCATGTTGATTTTCTCATTGTTCATATACATTTCATTGAAGAACTCTGTTTCAAAGCTATTTAGACTTGTTAATGCACATTCTATAGTTTCTTTTTCAATTTCTAATGTTTTCTTATCTTCTTTTAATCTATTTAAATCTTCTTCTCTCTTAATAACTTCATTTTCAACACTTGAACTTATATTATAAGTAGGTCCTGTTTTTTCTTCATAACTTTGAGCCTTACATCCGCAAAACTCACTTTCTATTTTTTTAATATATATATCTTTTATTCTTATTTGACTTTCTAGTTTTTTATAGTTATATAATCTACCTTCAACCTCTTGAAATAGTGTCTTTTTATTCATACTTCCACACTCCTATCAATTATTTATGTTATAATAATCTTGTATATAAAAGTTTTATATTTTTGACAAGTAGGAGCGTGAAGTAATGCTCCTTTTTTTCTTTTTACTTACTACCAAATCCTATTCTTACAGAAGATTCTATTACTGCATTTAAAGTATTATTAGATAAACATTCACTTTTAAACTCTCTAATATAATGATTTTCTTTGTATATAGCTGATATTTTAAATAAATTTCTTATATATACTCTATGCCCATTTATATAAATAAATTTTTTCATATTATTAACCTTAATATTCTCCTCAACTAACATCTTCCAGTTCAACCTCAACTCTTGGTCTGTCACTATAATATTTCTTACTCACTACTTCTACTATTTGAGAATCATCTTTATAAGCTATACCATTCAAGCTGTCAGCTACAGACTTGATTATATTGTCTAAATCGGGTTTCTTGTTTGGTCTTATTAACCCTTCTACCTTCTCTATAGCATCCTTATACGCTTTAGTATTTACCTTATTTTTCTGTAGTGCTTCTCTATCTTTTTTAGTAATGTCAAAGTAACAAATAACTGTCATTTTCACATTACCCTCAAAGAAATGCTTTACTGTAGAGTTATACATGAGTCTAATCCAGTTTTCATAGAGTACAGTTTGGTCAGGTGTATAAGCCTTACCATTTGCTGTACTCATTCTAGGTCGTGCCTTCGCCTTTGGTTCTCCATCTATTACAAAATTAACTTTCATTTGCTACCTCATTTAGTTCTATTTCTTCCGTATCTCTAACAACAAACCAATATGGTTTATATCCAAATTCATCTATCCATTTTTTAAATACTTTGCTTATTCTATTCTCTAGTATAACGATATCTTCAGCACGTATATTTTCAAACCAATCTTCTCCATACCCTCCAAATTCATTATCAATTCTACCTTGAACAAGTTCTAAAGCATCCTCTGCATCTATATTAGGTATATCAACTTCTTCTTTTTGCCCAACATAAACCAATCTACTGAACTCTCCAAATTCTCTAAGTTCTTCTTTAGCCCCTTGAATAGCCTCCTCTTTACTTTCGTATTCATCACTTGCAAAATATTCATCATCCCAACTATATAACCAAACATCTTTTTGCATATTAATACCTCCACTATTTATTTTTCTTATTAGCTTTCTTTCTACATTCCTTACAACAATAAACATCCTTAGATTTTTCCTTAAGATAAAATAATTTTCCACACCAACTGCATCTTCTTCGTTTCATAGAATCACTTCCTAATCACAAAACATTTATTTCATTCCTAAAACAACATACCCATCTTGCAGATAATTGCTATTATCAAGTAAATAAGTAATTTCTTTGCGTGTCTCAAGACCTGTGTATTTTTCTCCATCAAATTCCTGCAATACCAACAAGTCGCCTTTTTTAAAACCTCTATCATTCTTCCTAACCTCAAAATTTTTGTTCCCATTTACAACTTCTTTAAAATATTGAGGTAATATTTTTAATTCATGTATCATAATCTCACTCCCTTTAAAAGTTTTAATCTGCTATTACACCATGCCCCTAGAGTATACGGAAAACCCCATATTTGCCCTTTACGCTTACCTTGTTGATTAACAGTATAAAAGTATTCCTCGAAGGTTTTTTCTGCTTTAATTCTTGTTATTTTAAAGTTTATTCTTTTTTCAAAATCATCTATTATGTCATAAATTTCTTTAAATTCTAACCCTGTGTCTATGAAAACAATCTCATCTAATGGAAGCTTTTTTTCTAATATTAGAAGGAGCATTGCTGCTGAATCTTTTCCTCCGCTAAAACTCGCTATATATTTCAAGTAGTTCACCTACTTTTCTTCATAAAATGTTACATTCTTAATAATTATATCTATAGACCCATTTTGATTTTGTCTTACTGTATATTTCATTGGGTCCTCAAAATC